CAATTAGTTTCCGATGTATTTGCTTTACATCAATGTGGAAAGGTTTGGACACCTGGGCTAATGAATTTAGCCAGAGATATATCAAGATTTGGAAACACTAAAGTAGCAGTTTGGTTTAAGAAATTTGCTCAAGCCGGTAATGGAGTCGGAGGAGCATCAACTTGGGAACCGATATTAATAATTGACCCTCCAAAGAAAAAACTAGATAATGATGTAATTGAATTAATGGTAGAAAAGGAGGAATTACACGGAAAATCACTTAGAGAATTTCATTCTTGTCCTAAGCCTGTAAAATTATATGGGCAATTAGTTGAGGCATTTACAGAACTAAATCATTTAGTATTTGAGCCTTTTTGTGGCTCTGGAACTACAATGATAGCATCACATCAAATGAAAAGAACTTGCTATGCTATGGAAATGAGTGAAAAATATTGCCAAGTTATTGTTGACAGAATGAAGAAACTAGACCCTAGCTTGGTTATCAAGAAGAACGGAGTAACTTTGTAAGAATTAAGAAAGAGATTAGAGAATATGGCAAACGAACAAAATTTAATACCTGCTCAAAAAGGGGAAATTAGAAACCCTAATGGCAGACCGAAAGGAATACCAAACTCAAAGACTAGATTGCTAAGATTATTAGAATTGGTCCAAGTAAAGACCAATCCAATTACAGGAGAGAAAGAGGAGTTTACAGTGGCAGAGCAATTAGATATGATGGTACTACAAAAGGCATTTAAAGGCGATTTAAAGGCTTATCAGGAAATACTTGATAGACTAGAAGGTAGAGCAAAACAAACAAACGAGATAGAACTATCAGGAGGACTGCAAATAAATTGGGAGGAGAAAAAAACTTACGTTGAAAAAACAGGAAGCCTATAATGGAATTATCCATAAAACAAACAACTGCCTTAGACCTATTAGAAGATAAAACAACAAATGAGATTCTATTTGGGGGAGGAGCAGGAGGTGGAAAGACTGCTTTAGGTTGCTACTGGCAACTTAAACAAAGATTAAAATATCCCAATACAAGAGGACTAATTGGGAGAGCCGTGTTAAAAACCCTAAAAGAAACTACCTTAGTCTCCTTCTTTCAGATAGCTAAAATGCAAGGACTAGAAGCCAACAAACATTATAAGTTTAACGGACAAACAAGCCAAATAGAATTTCCCAATGGTTCTACTATCCTACTCAAAGACCTTTACTCTTATCCTTCCGACCCTAACTTTGATGAATTAGGTTCACTAGAGATTACCGATGCTTTTATTGATGAGGCTAATCAAGTAGATGATAAGGCTAGAAATATTATTAAATCAAGGATAAGATTCCAACTAGACCAAAACGATTTAGTGCCTAAGATTCTTTACACTTGTAACCCAGCAAAGAACTGGACTTACTCGGAGTTCTATAAGCCAGAACAAGAAGGCACAATATCTAAGAATAAAAAGTTTATTACTTCCTTGATAGATGACAATCCTTTTATATCTAAGCATTACAAAGAGAACTTATTAACTTTGGATAGTGTATCAAAAGAGAGGCTTTTATTTGGTAACTGGGAGTACATAGATGACCCTGCACAACTTATAGACTATGATAAAATACTTGATTCTTTTACCAATACTTTTGTTCCTATTGGGGATTCTTACATTACTTGCGATGTGGCACGTTTTGGTAATGACAGTACTGTTATTGGTATATGGAGTGGCTTTCGTGTTAGGTTTTATCAATTCAATGGTAAATCAGTTGTTGAGGTCGCTGAACTTATAAAGAACTTTGCAACCGAGCATAAAGTACCTACATCTAATATAGTTTGCGATGAGGATGGAGTAGGAGGTGGAGTTGTAGATATTCTTAGGTGTAAAGGATTTGTCAATAATAGTTCCCCATTAGTAAACCCTGTAACAAGACAAAAGGAAAACTTTGATAACCTAAAGTCTCAATGCTATTTTAAATTAGCAGATATGATTAACAAAGCAGAACTTTACATACAAGCAGATGGGAAACAAAAACAAACTATCATTCAGGAACTAGAACAAGTGAAACAAAAGTCAGTAGATAACGATATGAAAAAAGGAGTAATTCCTAAAGATAAAGTGAAAGCAGCAATAGGTCGTTCTCCTGATTTTAGTGATTGTTTAGCTATGAGAATGTTCTTTGAATATTCGCCAAGATTTCAAGTAAGTGTATTTTGATGTAAAAATCATAACTTTGTTTAAATTCTAATAATATGGCATTTTTTGACTTCTTAACTAAAAAGAAGATAAACACTCTATTACCTAATATTCCTTTTGATACAAGTGTCGCTATTCAACGAGGTATCGTTACTTGGCAAGGTGGTGATTCAAGAGCATTCGTAAGAGATGGATATATAGCTAACGATATTGTTTACTCAATTGTAAAACTAATTACTGATAAAGCTAAACTTGCTCCATTCCACGTTTATAAAGTTAAAGATGAAGTATCTGCAAAAAGATACAAATCATTAATGAAACAACCAGATAAGATTACTAACTGGCAAGAGGTAAACGATTTACATAAGAAAGCATTTGAGATATATACAGGAGACCAAAGATTAAACGACCTATTAAAATATCCTAACGGAGAAGATACTTGGGCAGATTTAGTTGAGCAATGGTGTGGATTTAAGTTAATAACAGGAAATTCATTTATATATGGAAAACTTATTGAAACAGGAAACAATCAAGGTAAGCCGTTTGAATTATTTGCTTTACCTGCTCAGTATATGGCTATTATTGCCAACATTGAAATGTTCCCACCAACCAGAGTTGGCTACCAATTATACTACGGAGCAATGTGGTCCTTTGACACTAAAGAAATCTTACACGACAAAATGTTCAATCCTGAGTGGACAGTTACAGGTGGTCAATTATACGGACAAAGTCCTTTACTGGCAGCTGCTAGAACTTTAACTAGAAGTAACGAAGCTAAGACTGCTGCCGTTGCATCATTCCAAAATGGTGGACCAGCAGGTGTTCTATTTATGAATGATGATAGATTTGACCCAATAAGTGGTAATCAACAAGCACAAGCATTAAAGAGAGCAGTTAGCGAGAAAGGTGGTGCATCAAACTTTAACTCAATTGCAGTATCAGGTTATAAGGTTGATTGGAAGCAAATAGGTTTAAGTCCTGTTGAACTTAATATCATTGAATCAGAGAAATGGGATATGAAGGCTCTTTGTAATATTTACGGAGTACCATCACAACTATTAAACGATTCAGATAATAAAACTTACAACAATCAATTAGAAGGGGAAAAGGCATTAACTTTAAGATGTGCTATTCCTTTGTTAGATGCTTTAACTGAAAACTTAAATAGAAAACTACATTCTGACTGGGGTTATAGAAATAGTGGATTATATGTAGGGTATGATATTCAAGTTTACCAAGAATTAGAAGCTAATAAATCAGAGCAAGTTGCTTGGTTAAATACTGCTTGGTGGATTCCACCTTCTCAAAAGAATGAGATTATGGGTATTAAAACTCCAGAGTATATTCCACAAGAGGAGATGGAGAAACTTTATATTCCTTCATCTTTGCAACCTACTGACCAATTTCAACCTTTGAATATTCCTGACAACCTAAACCCATAAAATGATTTGGCAAGATTATAGAAAACTATATGCCAACGCATTAAAACAATATTCGCCTAAGTTCAAGAAAGAACTGCAAAATCAGGTGAATACCTATTGCCGTACACAAGACTATTCTAAAATTAGCGACAAAGCACTTAAAAAGACCATTTACAAGCTCCATTTGGCTATGGGTACTAAGATGGCTCTAATAAGTGAAAGTGCCGTTAAAAAGTCTGTAAAGGGGGTTTATGTGCCTATGGAGTATAAGTCTGCTAAAACCGATGCTTTTCAATATGCTATTATCCAAGTCCTCCAGAATGATGGCTTAGACCAATTAGCAGCAGATATAACCGATACAACCAAAGAACAAATAAGAAGATTCTTAATCCAGTCAGCCGAGCAGAATTTAACAATGCCTCAAACTATTGCTTTGCTTAGAACTTCAGGCATTACGGATTATAGAGCAGAACTTATTGCTAGAACGGAAACAGGCAGAGCAGCTAACATAGGTTCACAAGTAGGTGCAACTGCTACTGGATTAGTTACATTAAAAGAATGGATTGCAGCTAGAGATAACAGAACGAGGAGAGAGCCAAGAGACCACACGGACCATTTAATTATGGATGGGGTTAAGTTACCTATGGAGAAACAATTTCAAGTTCCTAATAATCAAGTAGGCTTAGGTTATGAATTTATGGACCACCCTTGCGATTCTAAAGCAAGTGCTGCCAATGTTTGTAATTGTAGATGTACTTTAGGATATGAGGCAGTAAGAGGTGCAAATGGAAAACTTTTGACCTTAGCAGATAATCCTCCAATGGGTAGAATAGCAGTTATTTGGAATGCCTTACAAAATGTAATGGGTCAAGCAATATCAAAACTTATAGCATCACTAATACAATAATAAAAAAAATAATAACTTTGTCAATATGAAAACATACGCATCAAAAGATACTATTGTTGAAAAACAAGATATCGGTTACGAGGTAATGGATGTTGATACCGAAACTCGTAGAGTTAAAGCAGTTTGGGCTAGAACAGGAAACATTGATTTAGATAATGACATTATAGTTCCTGAAGCCTTTACTAAAACTCTAAAGGAAAGAGGTCCAGCAGGTAAAAACTTAATCTGGTCTTTAGTTGACCATTGTGCTGAAATGGAAGCCGTAATTGGTAAACCAGAACAATTATATGTTGAGGGAGATATGCTTATAGCAATCACTCCAATTGTAGAAACTGAGACTGGTGAGGATATGATTAAAATGTATGATGCTGGTCTTATCAATCAACATTCAATTGGATTTAGTACAATTAATTCAAGTGTAGATAAGAACGGAATAAGAACTATTAGTGAACTTAAACTTTACGAAGGTAGTGCAGTATTATGGGCAGCAAACCCAGAGACACCAACTATCTCTGTTAAAAGTGAAGTTAAAAAAGAGCAATTAGCAAATAGGCTAGAGAAACTCTTGAAAGCGTTTAAAGGTGGTCGTTTCACAGATGAGACCTTTGCGTTGATGGAGATTGAAATAAAAAGGATTCAATCAGAATTATTAGAAATTGAAATCGTTAAAGAAATCACTCAGACCGAGCAATCACCTGAGCCGATAATCGAAGAAATTAAAAACAATGATGAACAAGTCCTGAAGGCAATTAAAGAATTTAATAAAATATTAAAAAAGTAAAAATGGAAAACGTAATTAACGAAATGGCTGAGAACCTTAAAGGTTTTCAAGCTAACATCGAAGCTAAGTTAGAAGAAACTAAAGCTGAGATTAAAGTTGTAAGAGATGAAGCACAAAAACAATTTGATGCTCAAGCTGCTGCAACAAAAAAAGCTGCAAAGCGTGAAGTAAAACATCTTGACGAAGTTATCATCGAGAAATTAGATGGTAAAATGGATGAGATGGAAAAACAAATGAAGTCTAACGGAAAATTCCGTTTAGATTTAAGAGATGTAAAGTCAATGACTTTATCTGCAAGTTTAACAGGAGATGCTCAAGCATCATATGCTCCTAATGCTTCAGTATTACCAAGTCAAGCAATCAACTTCCGTGATTTAGTACCAACTGTAAGAAGTGAATCAGGTCTTTATGTATTCTACAAAGAGACTGCTACAACTAACAACATTGCTGCTCAAACTGAAGGTTCAAACAAAGGTGAGAACAACTACGCATTAAGCGAAGTAAAAGTAGTTAATGACTACATTGCTGGTTTCTCTACTTTCTCTAAGCAAATGGCTAGAAGTTTACCTTTCTTAAGCACAACTTTACCAAGAATGTTGACTAGAGATTTCTACAAAGCTGAGAATGCTGCGTTCTTCTCTACTGTTTCTGCTGCTGCAACTGGTTCTACTACAACTGCTGAGACTGTTGATTTAAAGCAATTAGTTGACTACATTGGCAACCAAAAGAGTGCAAACTTTGTATCTTCTGTTGCTTTAGTAAGTCCTTCTCAATTAGGTCGTTTATTGAAAGAAACTATCACTGCTGGTTATTATGCTGGTTCTGGTAGTGTTATCGTTAATCCTAATGGTGGTATGACAATCTGGGGAACTCCAGTAATTGCTGCATCTTGGGTTACTGATGATAAAGTACTTATTTTAGATAACAACTTCGTAGAACGTATTGAGGTTGAAGGAATGGCTATTGAGTTCTCTTATGAGAATGCTAGTAACTTCCAACAAAATATGGTTACTGCTCGTATCGAGTGTTATGAAGATATCAACTTAATGCAACCAACTTCAGCTATTTTTGCTGACTTAGGAAACGTATAGTTCTAATCTTACATAGATATAAAGACCCCATCTTAATCGGTGGGGTTTTTTATTATAAATAATGTAAATTTGTAAAAAAGGAAATATGTATAACTTTCTAAATGATTATACTTTCATTGATAATACTCCAGTAGTAGAAGGTGTAACAGTAGCAGAAGCAAAATTATATTGTCGTGTTACAACTGTATCAGAAGATGATTTATTTGCAGAATTAATAACACAAGCTAGAGAATCAATTGAAAAGGTTACTAATTTAAGCCTTATACCTAGACAAGTCAACGTTTGGTTTGATAATCAAGCTGGAGGATATGAATTGCCATTTGGTCCAGTAACGTTTTTTATGGCTTTGTTTAATGAACAAGGAGATGAAATAGCACAAGATAATTATGTATTAGTAGGAGACCAATATCCTAAAGTAAGGAGACCTTTATTTACTAATATGTCTGCTCAATATATGGCTGGGTTTAACTGCATACCTAAGGACTTAAAAATAGCTATTTTAGACCAAGTATCATTTGATTATGAAAATAGAGGACTAGATGGAGACAAGGGAATATGTGAAAAGACTTGGAAGGCTTGTCAAAGATGGACCAGACAATCACCAATATTATGAGAATAGGAAGGGCAAAAACAAATTATGTAGATACCAACTCTATGACAATGGAGGTGGGGTTATATGTGCCTACAAGGGTCTCAGATGGTCAAGGAGGCTATACAACTACCTTCGCCTTACAAGAGGTCGTTTGGGGAGATTTTCGACCAGATAACCAAAATAGAGCCTTATTGGAAGCAGAGTTAAGTTTTACTCGTTCTGCTAAGTTATTTATCAGATATGATGTAATAATCAATAATAATTATCAATTAGAGATAGAAGGTGAAATGTATACAATACACTCTATTAAAGATGTAGAAAACCAGTTTAGATTTTACGAAATATTAATTTACTTCTAATGGCATTTTCAGTTAATTTAATTGGGATAAAACAACTTCAAGAAAAGTTAAATAATTTAAGTATTTCCTTAAAAGATGATGTTAGTAATGAAATAAACGCATCTGCACTTAAAATAGAAAATCAAGCAAAAAAATTAGCACCTGTTAATTTAGGGCAATTACGAAATTTAATAGCATTAACAAAAGATAGTGATTTAACGTACACAGTTGCAGCAAACGCTTCATATTCTGCTTATGTTGAATTTGGTACTGGTCCACAAGTAAATGTGCCATCTGACTTTAAATCTTATGCAGAACAATTTAAAGCTAAAAGTGGTGGAAAGTTTAGAGATATGGTTGAAGCATTAACTT